AAATCCTCAACCACCCTGAGAATGCCTGTGTTTGATCCGCACAGAATGTCGTAAGATTCTAAAGTGATGGTTATGGAATCCATTGCCCATCCTCGTCTTTGCAGTAGTACATGAAGATTCGTTTTCCCTTGTAAAAAGCACCGTTGGTTTCATCAAAGGTTGCAACCTTTTCAAGAGCCTGGTGGCAGGAAATTTGCTTTGCCAATACTCCCACCGGAACCTTATAAATATCACCAGTTATAAGATGTAGAATCACTAGAAAAACGGAGGGCATGTCTTTAAGGTTTATATCTAAATATATTCTCATTGACAACCTTATTGATAATCAGATATAACCTTGTTATAACTGATAACAAAACGATAATTGAAAGTTAATAATAATTATTGTGTCAATTAGGAAAGGATATTAAGATGCTTACAATGTTTAATAAAAAAAAGTTGGAAATGGCTAAAAAACAACACGGATTTACCGTTGAGGATTTTATTAAATCCGAGTTTGGATCTGGTAAAATCTTTGAAAATCGCAAGGTACAGGTTTCAAGGCTAGTCAATGAAAAGCCTGATAAGAAAAAGAATTTTGGCATTCTTGAGCTGTCTGAAAAATTATCCCAATATATAAATAAATTTAAAACAACCAATGGACATTATTATTGCCCTACTTATTTTGTAGAGGATACCTTTGACATGCCGATGGTGGGCGAAACCCTCAATGGCAAAGTGAGATTTTTTAGTAAAAAAGAAACATTCACCATCAATATGAATCCTTGTGAATATGGATTACAAACTATGCATCTTCAAGGTCTTGTAATGAAAAATCCTCGTTTAATGGGAGCAATTCTCATATACCAAAATAGAAAAGGTGTGAATCCTTCGGTCAATCATGCGTTCGGCATTTGTACGGAGAAAAAAACGCAAAAAAGCTACACAGGATGGATCATTCCAAACGAAAGAGGACTCTATGATATTAAGGACTATTCAGTTACCACCGGTCAAGAAATCAGCATTATTGCAAAGGACGTTGATCTCATATTTTCATCCCCATTATTGCAATCAAAATTGTCAGAATCTATCCATAAATCCTAATATTCTATAGTTGACGATCAAGTATAATAGGGTTGCATATAAAATATATTTGAGTTATAACATTCCAAATATGACAACAGTGCGAATCATCGGAGATTGTTATACCAAGCTGGGATTAAAACATACCAGCAAATCGCAGGCTTGCATGAAAGATGATATTCATTTTTTTAGGTATGTTGTTTTATCTCCAAAGGAAAGGTTAAACCTTCCCTCCAATGCCTCCTTTAAGGGCGGAACTTTGGTTCATGAAGTAGTCCAGGCTGCCCTATGCCAGAAAAAAACCATTGATGAGGTCATTAAGGGATGACCAAACTAACCATTAAAGAACGAATTAATAATTATCAGCCTTTGAACCTCAGGGATAAAATGAAATTTAATTTTATCGTTGAACACTTAAAGGAAATTTCAGAAAACCATATTAAAAATATTTCACAACTACAGTTTCCCAAACAGGAATGGAAAAGCGAAGTGGAATATACCTGTTGGCTTACCCCAAAAATAAAAACTTATTTTCTCTGCTACATTGATCTGGAATCACCTCAGTATTTTGGCGATCTCAAAAATGTTTTTGGGGATGCAAGGTATGATAAAAAAAAAAACAAGTGGACCTATCCCAAGAAGAAATGTCCAACAAGACCTTTTCATTCCGACCAAATCCAAATTGCACTGTATCAACAATGTGTTCCCCATCTTCAGCCCTTTTTATCGTATGCCAGCTATAGCGACCATATCCTGTTTACTCCGGCAAACTGTGAAGAATTGCAGCCGGAAAATTTAAAAAAACATTTAAACGAATTAATAGTTTATCAACTGGCTTGGCAAAAGAAGCTGGAAATTGCCGATGGCGACATAAACAAACTAGCCTGGCTGTGCCAACCTGATTATTCAGAAATACAAAAGCAGGGTTTCTGGTGGAGGGGTGTTGATCCTGCCATGATTGAAAGATTCAAGGGGTACTACCAATGTTAAACGATAATATTTTTATGGAATTGGCAATCATTATTTCTGCCTGCATTGTAACCGGCATTTATTATATTCGTAAATTTAACAGGGATGAGCTGCTAAAAAAAATTCAAGTCCTGAAGGACAGGATAGATGCACTGGAAGATGTTGAACGATCCCATCGAGAATCCAGTATTAGAAACCATAATGAAATTAGGCATTTAAAAAATAAACAATCTTACTCTCGAGTTGTAAGGCATTTAAGAAGGGCTGGAATGTAATGGGCATTGTAAAGAAAAGTTTTATAGAGTCTTGCGTTGACATCACTACAGGATTTTGCATTGCGCTCGCAGTGCAAATTTTCATTTTTCCCCTTTTTAATCTACACCCAAGCATCTTGGATGCGATAAACATCTCCCTCATTTTTACGATTCTGTCAATTCTAAGGTCTTGGGTGTTTAGAGTTTATTTTAAACGCAGGGAAGAAAGAAAGTTTTCACAAAGGAAAAAAAAACTATGGCTGATAAATGTAAGGGAAGGAATATAAAATGAAAACAGCAAAGAAAGACAACGGCAAAACAATCGTTAATCCTTTAAGCAAGGCGATTGAAGAATTTAAAAAACAGATTGATCCCAAAAAGGATTATGCCCAGTTGGGAGGCAAAGGCAGGTATTTAACCGTACCGTACCGCTTAAAATTTATCAGGGAATATTTTGGAGATCGAATTAGGATTATTACGATTAGTTTCGACCTTCCTAACAACCTTCATAAATTTCAAACCGATATATGGTTTGATAATAAGGTTGTGGCAACCGGACTTTCAAAGCAAACTTTGAATAAGGACAAGGAATTTGAGAAGCAATCCAGCGTGTCGGTTGGACGTGCATTATCCATGCTTGGATTTATGGGCGATGAAATTGCGACCGCAGAAGAAATGGAACAATTCTTAAATCCGGTGCATGCAAGCACTTCCTGCGGCAACAGCTCTGGTTCCCTAAAGGAAAAAGCTGACAAGATTATAAGTTTATATGAAAAGCAAGCACAATACTCGGTATCTCCCAGAAAATACGAGGAAGGTGTGCAGGTTATATTAAAGGAATATGATGACGATATGAAAGCCGTTAATGGCGATCCTGTCGAAAGCATTAGAATTTCAGAAGCATACAACAAGCAGAAACAATTAGTTTCAGCAAAACAACAGGAAAGGAAAAATAATGCCTGACAAAGACTATAATAATAGAGGAGCTTTTTGGCGTAGGAAACCCAAAGAAGGCGATGAAGATGGAAAACAATATCCGAATTACGAAGGTCGGATGACCGTTGATGGCAAAGTAAAATGGGTGTCTCTATGGGTTAATACGGAACCCAAGATCCTGGAGCGATTTAAAAACTATCAAAAAGGTGGTGGAACAATGGATCTAGATGAATTCAAGAAAAATCAGCCTGATATGTCGTTCAGAATTAACGAACCAGTAAAAAAGGAGTAGCCGATGGATAATGTGAACAACCCTCCGCATTATACAAAGGACAAAAGCATAGAAACTTGGGATGCCATCTTATCTCAATTAACCGATGAAGAAAAAATTGGTGCGTTGAGATTTCAGATAGCCAAATATAATTTTCGGTTTGGAAACAAGGGTGGCATTACCCTGGCAAAAGCAAAGGAAGATATTGGTAAATGTATCAGGTATGCCCAAAAACTTTTGGAACACTTGGACCGATTGGAAAAAGAAAAATCGGATATTCAGTATAAACCGATAAATCGTTTTTCAGCAGCCAAGATTACAAATATTTTTAAGAAGGACAAAGATGAACAACAATAGTAACGGACAAATTTATCTAAGCCACATTAAGTACAGGGTGCTTAAATATATTTCATCCTTTATGGACAAGCATGGATATTCTCCCACTTTCCTTGAGATTGGAAAAAAATTCCATTTCTCGAGGGCGAGAGCCGGCAAGATTATTGCGGAACTGTATATGTTGCGATTGATTTCCAAAGGAAAATCCGCACATAGAAAAATTAGAATGGATGCAGAGCAAATGAGCCAGGTGAAACATTTAAAATATAACAGGGAATATTTAACACATGACCATCCATAGGAGCTTTAATGAAATTGAAAAGGAATGGCTTTATGAATTTAATATTCAATTTAGAGAATTTTTTGGGGATGTTAAGGCAGCACATCAACAACAAAATCCTAGCGATAAAGCTAGTGTAACCGTTCTGGAAAGCAAATTAGATTTTTCCAGAATTAAACAAAAGGAGAAAAAAAATCCTAATGATCACAGCAGATCCGAAAAAAATCTTGGAACTGAAAAAAGAACAGGAGTCGGAAGCCCAAAAACTTCAAAAGTTTAAAAAATGGGTGGACAATAAAAAGAGTAACATAGCTCATATTGGCTCTAAGATCATGGAAGAAGAAAGCAAAAGGCTACGCATGGGTTCATAAATAGTCTTTTTAATAGTTTTATATTAAGGGTTGAAACAAACCTACAAGGATAGTTTACGCTTAATTCAAAAAGGAGAGAGAAAATGGGAAAACGGCTACACAAAAGGAACAGCTTGCCAGAGGCTGTCCAAATTGCAAAGCAGCTCATTCTACACAGAATCTGGACCTACCAACAATATTTAAAATTTAAAACAAAATTATTAGGTTTCGCTAAACTACCTAATAATATTGCAGGCAATCGCAATGTATAAAATGTTTGGTTTTGTATGTTATGAACAGGGGTGGATGATTAATAAATGATTCGCTTGTTTTATTCACCCCTGAAAAATAATTGATGAAGATTATCCATGCGGACATAAAGTTCAAGGAAGAATATAAATTAAGATTTAATGCTCCCATGTTCGGCTATTTAACCCAAAAGGAATTGATAATTTACAGGACAGGGTTAAAAAACGGAGTTAGGCTAGGTCGTTCAAGCATCAAGCCCAAAATCAAAATCATTAAAGCCACGAAACCTTTCATGCCCAATGTTCCCACATACAATGTTACTCATAAACAATTTGTTGAGTCCATTATTCGGATCACCTCCAAATTTTTAAAAGTCAGCATTGCCGATGTTTTAGGAAAAACAAGAAGAAGAAATGTTATTATTGCAAGATCAACCAGCATGAATCTTGTTCACGAACTGACGAATCTACCCCTTATAACCATTGGCGAATTAATAGGAAACAAGGACCACACTACCGTCATTTACCATATCCGTTCCAAAGATCACAATCATAAGGTTTGGAAACATCCTTCCCTGCACCACAATTATGAACAGATTAAAAAAAAAATTAATGAACTCCATAATAAATAAGCTAGTTTATTTGTTGGATAGAGGCGGTGTAGCCTAGCGGTGAAGCCGCCTCGTTTGAAAATATGAATTATTTTTGGATGTGGAAAGATGAGTCTAAACTAAAAGCTAGAAAGGATATTTGGGGGTTTTAAATGAAACTAAAAAATTTAATTAAAAAATTATTCGAATCAAATCCAAGGGTAGATCAAGAAGTATTTATAGAATTATGGGAAGAAACAGAAGATGGTTATAAATCTTTAAAAATTCCAATAATAGATGTTGAGGTGAATAGTGATCATGGAGTGGGGTTAGAACCACAACCAGTATATAGTGTAGAAGATTTAGTTTTTACAGGTATGGTTAAAAAAGCATTTATACATAAATGGGAAAAAAGAAAATATTATCCTGTAAATGCTCCAAGTGGAATGGAGAGTTATTTTCCTATAAAAAAGGAAATAAAATTAACCTTACCAAAAGAAACTGAAAAATAAACTTATGATTAATATTACTGTTTTTTATTTCCAGTTAAAATGCTTGGATTGATATTCTGAATACTTGTGGGAATCCGGCTTTCTGCCATAGAGCTTAATATAATTTTCATTAATAAAATTAATATCCTTATCTCCCATTGCATCCGCCAGGTCTTTAGGATTATTGTATTTAGATGTCCATGCCCAATAGGAACAAGTCCAATGCCTGAAAAAATAACATTTACGATCCACAGGCAATGTCAGGTTTAATGATTGTAAAGCCTGGTTAAGCTGATCGGTCATCAGCGATAAATCAATAAAATTACCTTTGGAATTTAAAAAAAGATATTCCTGATCTTTGGGAAGGGTGTTGACGTAGGACACCAGCTCATCTTTAAGCGATGCTCCGATTTCAAGTTCCCTATAGCCGTTCTCCGTTTTAGGAGGTTTAATCTTTTTTGTTTTGGAAAGCGAATGCGTAATTTCAAGATAAGGGGTGTTGCTGCCAAACTTTAAATTCGATCTTGATATAGCCCTTGCCTCGGATGGTCGGCAGGCAATCTCAGCCATAATCCTAAACATCAGCCTAATCATGGCAATGGTCATGGATTGAATGATTTGTTGTATTCGGTCAAAGCTCCAGACATCAAAATTGATTTTGGTTTTTTTACCGTTTCCGTTTTTATGCTTTTCAAAAAAATGGTTTGAAATAAAAACATTGGCTTTAATACGAGAGGGAACATGAACCCCATAAATATTTTTTAAAAGATTAAAAATTCTTCTCACATAGTCATCTTTTAACTTGTCATCCTTGAGGGTTTGAATAAAGTTTTCAATAAATAAACGGTCAATGGCTTTAAGATCCACAGAACCCAACCGTTTTAAAATATGATTTTTATAAATGGACAGATAATCGTTAAAATTATCTATGGTCATTCTTCCATTGGTGATATTATAGCGACATTTTTTTTCAAACAAATTCCAAGAGTCCGGCAAAGGAAGGGAATAAGGGCATACCACATTGTTTAATCTTGATGCAATTTTTTCAGCCCTTTCAATCACTGCCAACCTGTTCCTACCCTGGATATAAAGCCGCTTGTTATTTTCAATATAACCCCACCTCCAGCTATGCCTTTTTTTTCCAAAGGAATTATAATGTCGTTTATGTGGTTTAATTTTCATTTCTCTCTGTTATCAATAGAATATACATTAATTAACATAAAAGACAACTAAATTAATTTGAATCAGTGGGTTTGGGTATGTAAAAAGTATCAAAAAAAAGTATGCAAATTGTATGCAATCGGTGCTAAAATAAGAAATCAGGCTAAAAAAAAACACAAAAAAAGTGCCAAAAATAACCCAAAGGTTAGATTTGGCTATAGTTATAAGGTTTTGATTATGCCCTCGTAGCTCAATTTGGTAGAGCAACTGATTTGTAATCAGTAAAAGAACACACTTTTGCCTTATATTATGTCGTTTTGTATGTATGAATGTATGTCGATTCACACATGAATGATAACATTTTGTGAACTCGCATACAATTGTATTTTATTCTTTTTTTGGTTCCCACCTCTTTCCCTGCTGCAGAACAGCCTATCGGTCATCCATAAAGTTAGACCGATCCTAATCGGTTATTACTATCTTTTTTAATAAACTTTTTATAATAGTCTTTTTCTTCGCATTTAAAATGGGAACAGCTTTTGTCGGCATAGCAAAGAAAGGACGTATCGTTAGTAACTTCCTTGTCGCAATATCTGCATTTGCCTACGGTGCGGACAGAAAAAGTATATTTCTTCCAGAGTTTTTTCTTCTTGGCAAGAGGCTTACGCATCCGTACCAGGAACCTGAGTGCAGCTAAATTTTAAATACACCAATTCCTTATTGATTATTATTCTGCCAATCTCCTGTGTTTTTTCTAGCGATTTTTGATAGCCAGCACCTATGCAATCGTAATAATCATTATAGGTTGTAGAAAAGGTATAAGGAGGCAGGCATTCCACTTTTAATAGGGAACACATAATTATGGTGAGGGCTACTTTCATTTGCTTTTAATTTCTTCGTTATGTTGTTTGGGTTTACCGGATTTTAATTCTTTAATTTTAGATTCCAGTTCTTTAATTTTGTCGGTGGCTTTTTCAAGATCCGCATTGGCATATTCCAGTTTCTGCAAGCACCTTTTGTTTGCACTGTCCTTGCTTTTGCCGGCATCCTGAAGTTCAGCAACCTCATTTTTTAAAATGCGAAGCTGCTCTTTATATTCATTTACTAATTCAAAAGATGAATCGGTCATGGATTATTTGTTCTTAGATCCGCCATTCCGCCATATTTGAGTACCCTTTATGCCAAAAATACTTCCGACAACTAGAATCCAAAGTGACGTAAACCAGGTCGGTAATTGCGAGAAATACTCAAAAAATAATTTTACCTTTTCCATAGCTTGAGGATCATCGCTTATGACCGCCCACATTAATACAATGATGGGAACGGAAATAATTACTAAAACAAATTCGTCTTTCCAGTCTGATTGCCGAGCCTCCAAGAGCTTGCCCTGGTAAGATTCCTCACCTCGAGCCATCTTCTCTGCATGGAGATATTGTGCGTCTGCCATACGCATTTTAGTTTCTTGTCTTTTCTTATAAATGTGCGATCCTGCATTAAGTGCTAATTTAATTGCTGAAAAAATTGGGAATGCCATATTGCCTCCTAGAGTTTTGCTGATTTCATTGTGCCTGCCATCTTTCCGCATCGGTGGGGTGTTTGCTTTGCCCACCTTGAATCTAGCATCTGATTGCCGGCTTCTTCGTAATCCTCATGGTCCAATGCTGCCCACATCTTTTTAAACTTGGAAACATTGCCAATGCCTAATTGAAAAACCATTTCACAAAGAACTTCCTGTGCAATATGGTTAAGATTTCTCTTGCCAATTAAAGTGCGACTGTTATATAATGCGTTTTCAAAATCTTTTTCAAAAATTTCTTCCAGGTAGGATGTGTCGTACTTCTTGCCATCTTCCCAATGATCCTCAACACAAAGGTGTCCGTAACCAACGGTCTTTTTGCCAAGACTGTCCTTATACACAGCCTGATTAAAGCCTTCATGCTGCTTGATTTCATTTTTTAGCTTTGTCCACATAATGTTGTCTTTTTATTCTTTTATGAAAAATCCACATATTTATTCTGCTTAACAATCTTTCTACTGAGAATAAAAACTTTCCCCATACATCCATTGCTCCCCCTGAATAATAAAATGTTAGGCTGCTTTATTTTAAAATAAGTTTTTTAATTGTTTTAGAACCATCAATATTGGTTTCTATTTCTACTTCCGACTTAATACATTTGTATTGAACGGCTTTACCTTTGGATGTTCGTTCAGCAACTCGCTTATGTGCAAGGCAATCGCTTAAAGAAGATTGAATACGATGTTCCTTAATCTCATGATCTATAATCATAAGTAGTGCAAATACCGTTTCTATCATTTGTAGGTTCCATTTGCTTTAATGCTTCGATGTTCTTCTTGAATCTTCTCAAGTTGTGTTTGCAGTTTTTCAACTTGTTTCTGTAAGAACTCAATATTAACCGCATTGTTTCTCATGCTTT